CAAGAATATTAAGTTCGGAAGCCGTAGAAGTGACACCATCTAATATATTTAACTCAGCAGTCGTACTGGTCACTCCATCTAATATGTTCAACTCTGCGGTTGTGGAAGTTACCCCGTCAAGAATATTAAGTTCGGTAGCTGTACTGGTAACTCCGTCAAGAATGTTGAGTTCTGCGGCGGTACTTGTTAATGTGGTTGTTCCATCATTTAAAGCGTTATATACAGTTGTTCCTGTCATAGTAACGCCTGCTAGTACAGGTGCAAATGTATTAAGTACATCATAAACTATAGCGCCTGACCCGCCGCCATCGGTAGCTATAATTTTAGCTTTCCCTGCTGCTAAAGTTACATTAGCTCCACTACCCTGTGTAAAAGTAAGCGTGTAGCTTGTGTCGTTCTGCATTATCCATACTTTAGACGAAGTGTTAGGTAGGAGAGTAATCGTACAAGCCTGACCCCCGCCTGTAAGTTTTAGATACATAGCTCTATCTGCGTCAGAAGAACCATCTGCAATAGTTATGTTATCTGTAGAAGCGTTAGCAATAGCTCTAGTGCCGTGGCCTAACGCTTCCCCTATTAACTCAAGGTTTACGTTGGTTTTATCTCCCCACGTTCCGGCTTGTTCGCCTGTCCCTATTTCTTCTAGCCTTAGATTGTTTACGTACGAACTTGCCATCTAAATATCCTCTATGCAGCTATGTTGCTTGACCAATCAGGTGTTTGTGAAGTACTTACACTTGTCCAAACAGGTGTTTGTCCATCGTTTATAGTGCTCCAAGTAACGGACGGTGGCCCCTCAACTGCTTTCCATAATTGTACTGAAGAAATAACACCAATAGCAGATACACTGGTAACTTCAATATTATCAACAGTAGGTTGACCCCACGGCCCAGAAAAATACTGTCCTCGACTCCAACCACTGTTGGTTCTATTCGCCATTACGTAATCCTAATTACCGCTGTAGAGGCTTCGTTTACTGGAAAACGTATTCTAAAATCTGGGTTACTTGTTATATCAGAACCAAAGTTTAATACACATACAGCCTTGCTACTTTGTGAACTATTGTAGATTAATGCGCCTCTTGCCGTAATACTAGACGAATTCCAAAAAGCGTCTTCAAAGTCACAAAAACCCGTAGTTCCTCCGCTTGATGCGCCAATATTAGTAAGGGTATACCCGCCAGAGACATAAGCTGTCCCGCTTGCTTCGCCTGCAGTAGTAAACACGGTTGTATCAGCCCCTATAGTTGCGCTAGACGTATACAAAGCTATCTTAAAAGTATGGCCTCCAGAAGCACTAAAATTATGTACTGCTTCAAGAATTTCTTTTTTAAATGACGTACACATTGTTTGTGTTATAGCCATAAGTAAAACATCTCCTTATAACGTAGCTTTTCTTGCTTGACCTGCCCTATAGGAGTCATTGCGGTTTTTGTACTCTGCAAGTTGTTTCAACGCTCCTACCGCAGCATCGTATCGTTTCTGGTACTCTTCCATCACATCAGGTTCACCCTTTAGAAAAGTATTAGCTTCTAGCAAACTACCATATAGTAAGACAGTGCTGTAGTTATCGCCAATCCATGATGTGTTTGAAGCTGTACTATTGTTTGTGATTGATGTCGGGTAGTAGTAATAGTGCAATTCTGCAGAATACCCTGTGTCTGGCGTTGGGCCTAGTATAAACGCGCTATCATCAAACAACGCATAATACTCTGGTACGCCTGTTGCTGTAGGTGACGGGAACGACTCTCTAATAAAGTTAACGTCCTTATTAAGTAAGTAGCTGTAGTTCCCACTACCATCTATCAACGCTAAAGAATAAGTGTCTAGCCAATCGTCAGGAACAGCTAAATATTTATTATTGATTGTTATTGTGCCCGTGACATTTTTACGTAAGTACGCAATCTGTACAGTGTTGTATATGCGCGTTTCCGCTTGTGTGATAAACAGGTTTATATCTACAGTAGAAAAATCACTCTCTGTATATGACTTTATTGCCGCAACTAATTCTGCATATGTCATTGCTATTAGTTAGATTTATTACTAAATCCAGTACCTTTAGTTGCTGCACCTGCACCCTTCATTTTTTTGGTTTGGGTGTTTGGTATATTGTTTGGATACCCTGCGTTGGTAGGCATAGCACAAGGTTTAATAGTGCTCATGTCTTTGATTTTTACTTTCATATCAACTCCTTAGATATTTATTGTATCTACTATAACAGTACCTATCTCGCCTGTCCCTTTCAAATTGTTTGGTACTAGCCCGTCAACATCATTAAAACCAACTGGCTCCCACCCCCACTGAAAGATATTTATTACATCTACGCCTTGTGGGGGTCTTGGGTTTCGTACTGCTTGGGCATCAGTAACAGGGTACATGCCTTGTAAGTTTTGTGGGTGATCAGGCTCCCAGCAAGTTTTACAAACCAGTATATTTGTTTTCCTAGTCCGTACAAATATTTCTTTAAGTGTTTTTAGTTTGTATTGAAACCCGCATCTATCGCATTCTGCAATGGTGTATTTATTTGAAGCAAAACGACTAGCCATATCTATACATACGCTATTCTAGGGGCTGCTCGGAAAGACGACCTGTCTCTGTCTTCATCTGAGGCTTCTGCCCATGCTTCATCATACATAGATTTAAGCATAGGGATGCGTTGCTCACTTCCGGGTATTTTTAATGCTAGATTATAAGCTAGACCCGCGACCAAACACGGCAAAAACCTAAAAGGTATGTCTTGTGTGTTAACACCATTCCCCGCATCTTGTATCCTAGTGAGTCGCCAATACGCTAATGTGTAAGTTTCTGTGCTATCAGGTACAGGCCATAGTGTAAATTGTGGGTATTTGACTGTACTACCTTCTGTAGCCCCACTTTTGCGGTCAATATATATCTGATTGGGTCTACCCGTAATATTTTTATTAGGAATAGACGCATAACTAGAAACACTCATACGCGATATAGCTATATCTGATTGAGAAGTACCTGATCCTGTTCTAACAATATGTTCAATAACATCAACGGTATCAAGAGGTAAATCGTAAGTTGCTGTGCCAGAAGTAAGTACTTGCGTACCTGCCTCTATTGTCCAAAGATTAATGCCTCGGTTAGCCCATTCAGCAAATAATAAATTAAGGGATCGCCTTGCTGTCTTTAGGTCATACCCACTACGCATTTCTGAACCTGCACGTTCAAATGCTTCTTCTACTATTTCGTTTAAATCTAAATTAAACGCCGCTGTTTCTGAAGTAGCCATTACGCATGGAACACTGTCATAGTTAAGAAGGTTGAGACTGTGTACTGTATGTAAATACCATCTGTAAACACCACACCCTGATCAGGAATAGTTACATCTCTTGTCGCATCAGCATCACCAACAGAACTAAGCTGCATAATACTTGTCCCTGTTGGTGAAGTTGTAAGAAAATCAACTTCTCCCGCTGTTGCTGTACTGGTTAGAAACATGCCTTTTAGCCTGCTTCTCATTGTAAAAATAACATCGGCAGCCGAAGCATTAACACCCGCAGAGACATTGCCTGCTGGATTACCCACTGCAGAAATGCCAGATATTGTTTTAAAGTACACGGCTCCAGTAGCTGTACCTGCGTTTGCGCCTGTTATTGATTCTACTTGAGCATCACCATTAATATCTGTTCCAGTAACAGTAAACGATTTTGCAGAATCATTGCCTGCAGAAAGAATAGTGACTATCCTTCCGTGACTAAGTGTAACAGAACCACCGTCGGCTAAAGCGCCACCAATAACTAATGCCGCATTATTGCCAACAGATGTGGCTACTGATATACCGTCTGCGTCCAAGGCTACAGCGTCTGCGGTAATCGTTACTGGGATTACATCTGAAACTCCACTCATAATTAAATCCTCTTAGACCATCCGGCCTTTAGTTCTACCTCGTCTAGCAACACCATCAATGGACTTCTTTTTGCTGACTTTTTTCTTTTTCTTTTTAGGTACTACGCCGCCATCAGCCATCATAGGCATACCCGCATACATAGGCGTTTCGCCGCCCATAGGCATTTGTTTACCCATAGGCATTTGACCACCCATGTTGTACTTCATGACCTTGCCGCCCATGTTGTACTTCATGACCTTGCCGCCCATGTTCATTTTTTTCTTCATCTTCATACTTTACTCCTGCAACTGGGGGAGTATTACCTCCCCATCGTTATTACAATGTTTGGAAAACAGCAATATACTTAACAGTAGTTGCGGCAGTAGCCAAATCAGCCCCTATTGGACGTAAAGTAACAAAAATGTTTCTTGCGGCTGCGCTATATAACGCTCCTGCAATAACAATAGCTTCTGTAGTAGCTGGGCCACCTTTAGGGCCAACTCCTGTAGTTGCAAATTGGTTAGCAGCAGTACCATGAGAATCTTTAATAATGTAAAGAGGTACGTTAGCTGTCCAAGTTACAGCAGCACCACCATCATCAAGTATTGCAGTAGCAGCTAGTAGCTGTGCGCCAGCAGATGCTGTACCAATAGAAATGTCAAGATCGTTACCACTAGATCCAGCTGTAACAAGGTTTCCAGCAGGGTAAGCAATCAAATTCATAAGGATAGTTCCTGCAGGTTGTGCTATTGTGACAATAGTATTAGTGTCATCTGTAACAGCAATAGTACCTGTAGTTGTTTTTACTTCGTTAGTAGTGATTACTTCTTCGTCAGGGTTAGTTGTGTCTACTCTTGATGCGAGCGCACGAACGTCTTGCGTTTTAGCAGAGTTTCGCCCGGTGTCTCTTATGTTTACTTCAGCCATTGTGTAGTCTCCTTAGTATCCGAATGTTGAGTCAGAAGGCGTATAAGCCTGTTTTAAATGTAAATTTCTAATTTGTGCATAAGGATCATTCATACGCGGCCTTGACATAATCAAATATCGTAGGGCATCATAAGCATGATCTGGTGCGTGTGTATCTACGTCTTCAGGGTTACTCTTATCCAAAGGTATACCTGTAAGTTCGCGTATCAGGTTAGGGCATGTATTTAATATTTGCAATCGTGGCCTTCCGCTTTGCTGAACTCGTAGGTATTCATGGATTTGAATTTTACCTTGGATACGATTTTTATCGGCTCTACGGAGCTTATGACCTGCACGTTGTAGGGTTTCCCCTACGGTTGGCCCCGTAGTTCCAGTACGCGCCCAAGCTGCTGTATCCAACACACCTTGCACACTAAACGGATCGCGAACCTCCATGTTTGTAATAACTTGGGCTAAGTCCACTCCCGTTAAGTTCTTTCGGTATAGCTCTCTATATATAATAAGTGTTCCGTCTGTGGGATCAACTGCACCCCATATACATGCACTCTCTGAAGCATAACCGTAATCAATACCTTTTAGACGTTCCCATCCTATAGGTATGTCAAAAGGAATTACCACATGTATGTTTGGATCAAACTCGGTAAATGCAGCACCTTCTGTAATTTCCCAATTACCTTCTAAGAGCTGCCTACGTTGTACATCTGGTAATGCCTTTAGCATTTGTTCATATCTACCATCATATGAAAGATATGGATTGTCATCTAGTCTTGCAGGTATAAACTTTCTTGTTAGTCCGTCTTTACCTTCAAAATTTTCATTAGGTGGAGCAGGGCTTATATATCGCTTCTTTACCCAATGCGCCCCAACGCCTCCAGGGTTTGCCGTACAACGGAGATACGGTGTTATCTCTGAATCTGTTGTACGCAACCTCGATGCTAAGTAGTTCCAAGCAAACTCTGTGGGTAGGTGGGTAATCTCATCGAACCCTATCCAAGAGTAAGCTTGTCCTTGGTAACGGTAAACATCAGCATCCCTTTCTAGGAACCCGAACTCTACTTTAGCACCACTCGGAAAATTCCAAAGCTTCTCTACCTCTCTAAACTTACAACCATGGAAGGCTTGAGGGTACAGTTCCCGTGACTTGTCTATCAGCTCACGTAGCTCTGGCATTGATCTTCTTAGTATTAAAGCCCTGTGAGCCGCACGGTGTGCGTATCTCAAAGGGTCTACTAACATTGCGTAAGACTTTCCTCCTCCTGCTGCACCACCGTAGAGTACGTCTATCTGTGGTGCTGCTAAGAAGTCTGTCTGAGGCCCATCGTTAGGCCTAAAAATAAC